TATTTATACTAAAAACAATCACGTTTATATTGGTATGCCAGATCAAGTTAACAGCGATAGTAAAGGTATACTGCTTGACTTTAGAAAGAATGAACGTAAATTTGCTTGGAGTGTAATTAGCGAAGGCACTACGCCTGTAGATGTTGAGAATATGCGCGGCATGTTCTTGTACAACAAACGTGAAAACCGCATTGTAAGTTATATTGATTATATTGACCCTGTACAAGGCAAAATTGCTGGTCCGGCTGATCAGGAAATTACATTCAAGACACCATTTGACCCTGCAGTATATAACACAGGAAATACTTCAGATAGCTCAGTTGATCCTAACAGGGCATGGACAGAAAAACATGTAGGACAAGTTTGGTGGAATATATCAAGTGCTAAATTTGCACATGCTTATCAAGGTTCAACAACATTCCAAAAAAATAACTGGAATAAACTAACACCGGGCGCAAGAATTGATGTATTTGAATGGATTGAGAGTAACTATATCCCGAGCATATGGGATAGCGTTGCTGATACTCCTGACGGAATAGCCGCTGGCATTAGCGGTATTAGTTTGTTTGGAGATGCTAGATACTCAACTAAAATAACATACGACAATATTAGTAAAACATTTGCTAACAGATATTATTTCTGGGTAATTAATAAAATTACTGTTCCAGTAATGGAAAACAGAAAACTAAGCATTAGGGATATTTCAGCGTTAATTGAAAATCCAAGAACGCAGGGCTATCCATTTGTAAGTTTACTTTCTAATAATAAGTTTGTTCTTAATAATTTTGATACATTTATTGATAGTGATGATTTAGTATTAAATATTAAGTATTCAACTGGTGCTAAAAAGACACAGAATGTACATAGTCAATACAAATTAATATCAGATGGGTTAAGCACAAGTAGACCAGATCCTGATATTGAGCGTAAATGGTTTGACAGTTTAATAGGATTTGACGATAACAATAGAATTGTACCAGATCCAACTATAAGTGTAAAAAACCGTTACGGCGTGCAAAATCGTCCAAGACAAAGTATGTTTATCAACAAGTTTGAAGCACTAAAACAGACCATTGAACGAGTCAACTTAAAGCTAATAGAAAATCTTATAGTTGATGAATACAATATTTTGCCACTAATGCAACAAGACTCTAAGCCTACTTTAATATCTCAAGAGTATGATTTAACAACAGATACTCTATCTGAAATTGTATTTGTAAGTACAAATAAAATTTCGCCTGCTATATTAACACCGGTAATTACTAATGGTAGAATTTCTAGAATTAATATTACTGAGCCTGGCAGAGGTTATAAAGTTCCTCCTACTTTTAAGATTAATGGTAGCGGCACTGATGCCGAATTTACAATTAGTATTAACAATTTAGGGCAACTTACTTCAGTTACAATTACCAACGCTGGCAAGGGGTACGATGCGACCACTACGATTTCAGTTAGACCGGTTACTGTATTAGTTAATGCCGACGAAAGTATTCAAAATAAGTGGGCAATGTATTCATGGAATGGCAATGCTTGGTATAGAAGAAAGTTACAGAGTTATAACGTAGACGGATATTGGGATTATATAGACTGGTATGCTACAGGCTTTAATCAGTTTACAAATATCAATAATACAATTGCAGGTTCTTATCAGCTACCTAGTTTAGCTAACAACATTGGTAATATTGTGAAGATTGAAACAGTTGGCTCAGGCGGCTGGCTATTGCTTCAAAAAGTGGACAACCAAGATACTGAAGATTATACAATTAATTATAACACTATTGGTCGTCAACGTGGTACAATACAATTTAAAGATGCGCTGTATGACTATAGTAAAAACACAGTTGGGTTTGATAATAGAAGCTTTGACAGTAGCTTTTATGATAATAATCCTAGTGTTGAGTTAAGAATTATACTTGAAACTATTAGGGATTATATTTTTGTTGGCGAACTAGAAATTGAATACAATCAACTATTCATGGCTGCATTACGTTATGTAATGTCAGAACAGCCATCAGTTGATTGGATGTTTAAAACTAGTTTTGTAAAAGCAAAGCATAATAGAGAATCTTTAAATACGCAAGACATAACATTTAATAATGATAATCTAGCAAGTTATCAAGACTTTGTTGAAGAGTTTAAACCCTATTCAACCAAAGTACGAGAATTTGTTAGTGAGTACACTTCGTTAGAGCTCACAAATAGTAGTATTAGTGATTTTGATCTGCCACCGGCATACAATAAAACTACAGGTACTATTCAGCCAAGTAACGCAATTATACTAAATGGTCAAATTATAAATGAAAATCTTGACACTACTACATATCCGCGTAAAAACTGGAAAGATAATCATGGTTATCAAATAACTGAAATTATGTTAAGTGACGGCGGCAGTGGATATACGTATGAGCCTATTGTTAGACTAACAGGCGGCAACGGCACGGGCGCCACTGCAAAAGCATATTTGGGTTACGGCAAAATTACTAGTATTAAAGTTACTAATCCAGGTAGCGGATATACTAGTGCTCCTGTAGTTGTTATTTCAGGTTCGCAGTTAGAAACAGGCACACTACCAACGGCAACAGCAGTACTAGGTAACGGTCTTGTAAGAACACCTCGTGTTAAAATTAAGTTTGATAGAATTAGCGGAACACTTACGTTTACTTCGCTAGCTAAAACTGAAACATTTACAGGAACAGGATTTGAGTCACGCTTTTTCTTAGAGTGGCCAATGGATCTTAATATTAAGAAAGTAAAAATATATGTAGATAACATATTGCAACTGCGTAGCAAGTACATATTTAGAAATATTGAAAATTTAGATACAACTTATGTTAGAGAACAGGGCAAGATACTATTTACTACAGCTCCTAAATTAAATTCAGTTGTCCGTATAGAATATAATATTCCACTAAGTATGTTAAATGCAGCAGACAGAATTAATTTAGCATACACTCCAATTGCAGGAATGTACGGTAACGAATTATCACAGCTAATGACCGGTGTTGATTACGGCGGCGTTGAAGTTCGCGGCTTTGATTTTGACGGTCCTGCTGGGTTCGATACTGCCGGATGGTATACTGATAACTGGGACGAGTTTGACAACACGTTTGAAGATGAAATTTTTACAGCAGACGGTTCAACAATTGCAGTACAGTTAAGTGCAGCTTTAGAAACTGGCGTTGTTTATAATCTTTATAAAAACGGTGTAAGAATTGATGATACTAATTTTGATGCAGCTACTCCAACTAACGTAAATGCTATTACAAATAGTATTACCGGTGACGGCATAACTGATATAATTTATGTACAGGATCTGGGTATAGAATTATTAGACGGCGATGTGTTTGTTGTAAGAAAAACTACAAGTGACGGAAGTGTTATTCCTGATGCAAATAGTTATGATACTGCGCTCAGCGGCGGCAATTTAGCTTACACATCAGCACGTGGTATTGCAGCAGAAGAAATTATTGTAGACGGTGACGGATTTGTTACTGCTACAACAAGCAGCGGACCTGAAGAACTTGTTCCAGGACAAGTTCTTGATACGCTTGACATTAAAGTTTATACAAGAGATAGTGCCGGACAAGGCGTTATTAATAGTCAAAGCTATATTATGGATGGTACATTAGCTTACGATTTAGGTGTTACACCAAGCAGCAAAGATGCAATAATTGTAAAAGTTGCTAATGTTATATTGCCACAAACTGGTTATACAATTGATTGGGCAGAAAATACAATTACACTAACTTCTGCAACAGTAGGCGCAGAACTTAGTATTGTGTCAGTTGCACAAGGTGCCCAAAATATATTAGATTTTGGGCAGTTAATTGGTGACGGTTCTACAACTGCATTTGAAACTACTGTTGACTGGATAATGGGCGCAAGCGTATATGCAAGCATTAATGGTGTGCAACAAACAGTTTCAGCATTTGCTTCGGACACTACTGCTAAAACTGTAATTAGATTCGACCAAGTTGTTGCTACTAATGCAGTAATTAATTATACTGTATTTGCAGCAGATACTGAAGTTAACTATAGTCAAATTACTAAAGATACATTCACTGGCAACGGAACTGATACTGTGTTTACATTAGCAGCAGCACCATTGTATGCTATACCGTCAGAGCATAACGTAATTGTTAAAGTAGACAACGCTATTCTAAATGCAGGATACAATATACAATACACTATTCCTGCAAGTAATCAAAGAGAATATGCATTAGAAATATTCCAAATGCCGCAAGGCAGTTTGGATGTTGCAGATGTTAAGGTATTTGTAAACAGCGTTGAAATCTCTACTCCGACACAATGGCGTTTTGAAATTGCTAACAGTAGTATTACTCTTGCAGACGAAATCGGCGTACCCGGTGATTTGGTTGAGATGTATGTAATTACAGATGGTGATTACAGAATCAACGGAACTACAGTTACGCTGGATACTGCACCTACTAATGGAGCAGTTGTAGAAGTACTACAATTTACTAATCATAATTTATTAGGTCTAGAACGTATCAACTACGAAGTAGTTGCAAGAACTACACTAATACCAGAAGATGTAGATTATATTACTTACAACAGATTAACAGTTGGAGAAATTACACTACGTGCGCCTGCAGTTGATGCACAGTATGTATGGGTAAGTGTAAACGGCGAACTATTAACACCAAGTGTAGATTATTATGTTACTGATGATAAACTAAAAGTTCAGTTAGTTAGACAGCCAGCGGCTAATGATGTTATAGATATTATCCATTTTACTGCACCAGTTAGCAAAGCTAAGTTTGCGTTCAGGCAGTTTAAAGATATGCTAAACAGGACACACTTTAAGCGTCTTGACATTGCACCTGCTAAACTAGCACAAGCATTAAATTATTATGATTTAAGAATTGAATTAGATGATGCAAGTGAGTTGTCAGAACCAAACAAGGGACAAAATTTACCTGGTGTAATCTTTATTGCCGGCGAGCGCATTGAGTACTTTGTAAAAGAAAGTAATACACTGCGTCAACTACGTAGAGGAACATTAGGTACTGGCGTTAAAAATACATATGCAGTTGGTACTGATGTTTACGATCAAAACATAAGTAAAACAGTTCCGTACAAAGATCAAACAATGGTGTTTAACGCTACAGCAGACGGTGCTACAAGCGTATTTGAAATTGGATACCCAGTAACATCAATAAATGAGATTGAAGTGTTTGTGGCAGGTACACGCAAGCGTAAGACTACGCTAGATGTGTTTAATCCGTTAACTGCACTAGATAGTCCAGAAGGCGATACTACTGTTACCGCAGACTTTACTTTTGATGTAGGCACTAATTCAATTACGCTACTTACTGCTCCAACAGAAAATATTAGAGTAACAGTTGTGAAAAAAGTGGGTCAAAGTTGGACTACAAACGGTGTATCACTAGGCGATACAGAAAATAGTATTGCAAGATTCTTACGTGCCGGAACATCTGCGCTACCTGAATAAATACAGTATAGGAAAAATAAATGAGCGATAACATGCAAGACACAAACGGAGTACTGGTTCAGGGACATATTAAAATATTTGACCCTGAATCACAAAAAGTATACATTAACAAGCGCAATGCAATTCACTATGAAAATATGAGTATTGCACTTGCTGAGAGTTTATCTAACGCCGGTGCAGGTTTTATATATGAAATGAGCTTTGGCAACGGCGGCACAAGCGTTGATCCAACAGGTATTATTACATATCTAACACCTAACAGCACAGGAACAAATGCAAGTCTATACAATCAAACTTATACCAAGGTGGTTGATGACAGAAGTGTAAACAACACTGATCCTGCAAGAAACAAATTAGAAACTAGGCATGTTAGTGGTACAAACTATACTGATATTGTTGTAAGTTGTTTACTTGATTACGGCGAGCCTAACGGTCAAGATGCATTTGATACTGCAAGTGCAACAGATAGTCCGTATGTGTTTGACGAACTAGGGTTACGTAGTTATAGTGCTGCCGGAACTGGTAGACTAATTACACACGTTATTTTTCACCCTGTACAAAAGTCACTTAATAGATTAATTCAAATTGACTATACAGTACGTGTACAGAGTTTAGCAGGTTAAGGAGTAAATTATGCCATATACAATAAGTTACACTAACACTGTTAATAAAGGTTCGATAATAGTTGAGGACAATACTCTTAATAGGGAAACTACATTAAGTTTTCCAGGTAGAGGAACTACTGCATACGGACAAGCAGTTAACGAAAATTTTCTTCACATATTAGAAAATTTTGCAAACACAACAGCGCCTGCTAGACCAGTAGAAGGCCAACTTTGGTATGATACAACATCCGGAGTTGATCAGCTTAAAGTGTATGACGGTACTAATTGGGTTGCTAGCGGCGGCCTTAAAAAAGCCAGTGCTGCGCCAGCAGTAGCAAACTCAAGTGCAGGTGACTTATGGGTTAATACAGATAGTCAGCAGTTATATTTGTTTACAGGTTCAGCATGGGTACTTGTAGGTCCAGATTTTAGTGACGGACTACTTACAGGCGCACAATCACAAGCAATTGTTGGTATTGACGATATAACTTATAATGTATTAGCAATTAAAATCGAAGATCAGCCAGTGATTATTATAAGCAGCCAATCGTTTACACCAAAAACATCTATTAAAGGGTTTAGAACAGGCATTAATCCTGGTATGAACATTGCAAATGAAGCAATTGTAGGTACACAGGTATTAAAATATTACGGAACAGCTGAAAAGGCAGAAGCACTAGTTATAGGTGGAATATCAATTCCGGCAAGTAATTTCTTAAGAGGAAATGCAGCAAGTAGTACAGACTTTCAGTTAAGTGTTAAAAGCAACGCTGGTATTAAAATAGGCACTGGTGGTCAATTAAGTTTAGGTATTGATGGCGAAACAGGTATTATACAACATAACACTAGTGGATCAAGTATTGACATTAGAATGCGTAACGGAAACCTAACGCCAACTGTTGTAAGTATAAACAGCGAAGGTAATGTTGGATTTAATAATGCAGCACCAGAAGAGTCAATTGACGTTAGGGGAAATATTAAACTTTCCCCTAAATCAGGCCAAGCAGAAACTGGAGTGCTACAACTTACAAGTACAATTAATTCTACGTCAATTGGAACTGGTAGTATTATCACAACTGGCGGCATTGGTATTGCGCTTAATGCATACATTGGCGGCGATGTAGATGTAGGCGGCATATTACAAACTGGTAATATTGCACCCGACACTCCTAGTGCAAGAAATATCGGAGCTACAAATAACAAATATGACCAAGTGTTTGCTACAACATTCTTTGGTAATGTCCAAGGAAACGTAAGTGGTACAGTTAGCGGTAGAGCAGGCAGTGCCGACAGACTAGCAAGTGCTACGACTTTTGCACTAAGCGGTGATGTAGAACCAAATAGTTTTGAATTTGATGGACAAATTGGCGGCAGTACAAAAACTTTTGCAGTAAATATTGCTAACAGTTTTATTAGTAATAAAACTGTTACTTATGATGCAGGCAATGCAGACGAATTACTACTAAATGTAACTACGGGAACAACTGGTGTTTATAGAATTACAAAACGTAACTTCTTAAAATCAATACCGCTTGTACCGGCAGGAGCAATGATGCCTTATGGTGGGGAAGAAGCACCGGCTGGATGGCTATTATGTGACGGTGGTGAAATTAAAAAATCTGATTTCAACGCACTATGGATAGCTATACAACACAACTTTAAAGATCCTAGTTTAGTATCAGATAACGGTGTTGCATTGTTTACACTACCAGATTTCAGAGGCAGATTCGCACTAGGTCTTGATAACATGGGCGGCCCAAGTGCAAATAGAGTTACAAATATTGCAGCAGATGCAATTGGCGGAAATGCTGGTCTAGAATCTACTACAGTAGCAACTGACAACTTACCAGAACACGAGCATGATTTAGAAGGCGCAAGCGGCACACAGTTCTACGGAATTAGAGTAGGTGCCGGCGAACCTGTCGACGAAAACGCTATTACATTACCTATTGAACCCGGACTAGGCGGCACTCAAGGTATTGCTGCAAGTGGCGGTATCAAAACAGATGCAACCTTAGGAACACCATTAAATGTTATGAATCCTTTCTTAGCAGTCAATTACATTATCTACACTGGAGAGTAACATGAGTTATCAACTAAACAAAACAGACGGTACATTATTACTAGATCTAATTGACGGACAAATTGACACCACTAGTACAAACCTTACATTAGTTGGTAGAAATTATTCAGGGTACGGTGAATATTTTAACGAAAATTTTATTAGGCTATTAGAAAATTTTAATAATAGTGCTGCACCAAGTAATCCTATAACAGGACAACTTTGGTGGGACAGTTCAGATCAACGTTTAAAAGTTTATGACGGAACACAGTGGAAGGCTAGTGGAGGACCAATTGTACAAAATACTCGCCCACAAATGGTTGCAGGTGATGTATGGATTGATAATCTAAACAATCAAGTATACGCATTTGACGGTACTGACTTGATGCTTATGGGTCCTCAGTATACAGAAACTCAAGGTAAAAGTGGGTTTGAAATAGGTAGTATTCTTGATTCACAAAGCCGTTCACGCACTGTTGCATATTTGTACGTAGGTAGCATATTATCAGCGGTGATTAGTAACATTGAATTTACACCAATTTATGCACAACGTATTTTAGGGTTAGTTACCGCTTCAAACCCTAATGGTATTATTAAAGTAGGCTATAATGTAATTGACACTGCTAACTTTAAATTTAGAGGAACAGCAGACTCTGCAAACTCATTAGTTACAGCAGCCGGCGTAGTTAGAGCTGCTGACAGTTTCCTTCCGTCAACTGCTAACGGCATTACAACCGGTACACTAACAATTCAAAACTCGGGTGGCTTAACAATTGGTCTATCACAAAACAATGTACAAAAAGTTGTTGGACCTCGTTTTTATATTGAGAATCAACTTACTGATCACGATCTAAGTTTACGTGTTAAGTCAAGTACTTTTGGTGCTATTTCAGTTGATGCAATATATATTGATGCTAGCACAGCTAGGGTTGGTATTTTTACAACTAATCGACTTCCGGAATATACACTAGATGTTGAAGGCGATTTGCGTGTTACGGGAGACTTAATTGTCGAAGGCTCACGAGTTGCATTAGATGTTCAGACACTAAGAGTTCAAGATAAGGTTATTGAAATTGGAGTATTAAACGATAGCACTGAACTAACTAATGCTCAGGCAGATTCGTCAGGAATTAGTGTTAACAGCAGTGCAGGTAGTAAAGACATTCTTTGGAAAACTGTTACTAATGCATTTACTTCAAATGTAAACTTTGATTTATTAAACAGCAGTTCGACATATAAAATTGGCGGTGTTGATAAGCTAACAAATACATCTCTAGTAAACATTACTACCGCACTAGACTTAACTCAAATTGGTACACTAACTATATTACAAGTTGATGAAATTAACATTAACGGTAAGATCATTAGTTCTACTAATGATATGGCAATTACGTCAACTAATGGTATTGCTATAACAGCTGGTGCAGACATTAATATAACTGATTCTCAAAAGATTACTGGTGTAGGAAAAGCAGTTAGTGCTAGAAAAGCAGCAGAACTATCTGTAACAGAATCAACAGCCGGTACAGTTACCACTAAAGCGTATGTAGATGAAGAAATTTCTACAGAAACTATAGTATTCAGTATGGACATTACTGGACTTGGAACTGATTCAACACTACAAAATGCAGTAGCAGGATACTTAAATGATTTATATCCAGCAGTAACACTAACTACTAATAAAATTGCTCGTATACACACAACATCATATGCCGGAGCAACAGTACAAGGAGTAGATGTCGAAAGTGCAAAAAATGTAAGTTATATTTCTGTTGATAGCAACGGAACACAAAATGAATCAGTGGTACAAGACATTGTGTTTGACGCCGGCGGCGCTAGTGGAATTGTTATTCTTACACCGTCAAGAGCAATGATGACATATAAATCTACCGGAGCTAGTTGGGTACACCAAACAACAGTTGCCTACTAATAAACGATAAATAATACTAATAGCACTAGGGGTTACACAAGAATGGCATATGCAATAGATAGATATAATAACACACTGTTAACTACAGTGGAAGATGGAACAGTTGACCAAACAACTGATCTTAAATTCATCGGAAAAAACTACGCAGGATACGGCGAAATACAAAATGAAAACTTTTTGTTTTTACTTGAAAACTTTAGTGGAGCTAATCAACCAAGTAGACCAATTAGCGGCCAAGTTTGGTTTGACAGTGGCACAAGTAAATTAAAGTTTTATGATGGAACAAAATGGCGCACAACAGGAGGCGCTGAAGTTGGTACAACAGAACCAATTGGATTAGCTACTGCTGATTTTTGGTGGGACACTGGAAACGATCAGTTATATGTATATAACGGCACTAGTTTTGTACTTATAGGTCCTCAGAATGCAGGCGAGGGTGTAACCCAAATGCAAAGCCTCGAAGTACTTGACACTACGAGTGCTATAAGAGGACTAATTGCTGCTGTTATTGAAGACGAAACTTTGTATGTTGTGAGCCCAAATCAATTTACTCTAAATGCTAGTCAAACTGCATTAAAAGCACAGGGATTTGACATAATAAATAAGGGTATTACATTAAGGAATACTCCTACTACAACAGGCGTTACAACTTCAGCTGATAGATTCTACGGAACAGCAACAAACGCTGATAAGTTAGGCGGCATATCCGCTGCAAACTTTGTACAAACAGGCGTAGGCAATACAATATTCGTAAGCACAATTGAAACTCCGGATGCAGGTATATTAATTGGCGATTCTAATGATTTGCAAGTTAAAATTGACACAAACGGCTATGACGGCGTAATTCAAAACGTTACTAACAATGGTACAATCCAATTAAAAGTTACCAGCGGCGCAGGCGTGCTAACACACGTAGGTACTGTTACCTCAACAGGTATTATTCCCTCAGCTGATAACACATATACACTAGGCAGTGCAAGTTTTGGATGGTCAAATGTTTATGCAGCAACCTTTACAGGAGAAGCAACAAAGGCATCTACACTAAGAGTAGGTAGTGATTTCCGCAGTGCAAGTGCAAGTGCAACTAACAACACTATTGTAGTTAGAGATGCAACAGGTAACATTGCTGCAAATCTATTCCAAGGCACAGCAACAAGTGCTCGCTATGCTGACTTAGCAGAAAAATATTCAACAGCAGAAGAACTAGCACCGGGTACCGCAGTGGCAGTGTGTGCTTGTGAAGACCACGATGTAGAACCTGCAAAAGCAAATGATCATTGTATTGGTGTAGTATCAACAGATCCGGCGTACATGATGAACAGTGATAGCGAAGGTCAATATATTGGTCTAAAAGGTCGTCTTCCTGTACGTGTTAAAGGAGCAGTTATTAAAGGCCAAGCAGTATATGCAATGGCAGACGGCGTATGTACAACATTGGCAACAACGGCATTAGTAGGTATTGCTCTAGAAAGCAATAGCGACGAGGGTGAAAAATTAGTCGAATGCGTACTTAAGGTATAAGGAACCATTATGGCAGATATTACAGCAGCACGAATTAACAACTTACAATCTAGTATTGCACTCATACTAGGTAACGGCTCGGGTCAAAATGGTTACGGGCAAACTGTTACTAGTTTATCAGTTAACAATACTAGTGACATTGTTGAAGCTGCTGATATTAATGCAATATACGCAGACATCCTTAAAGCAAGAGTTCACCAGGTAGGTGTAGGCGATATTGGTATTGCCGAAGTTGTACAAAATCTTAATACAATTGCCGAAGCAACAAGTGTATTTGTTAGTAACGCAGGCGTAACAAGTATAGACCCTGACGGATTTAAGAAAGGTATTTTAGACTTTGAAAGTCTAATATCACAAGTGCAAGTAGATAAAGGGATAATGCATCCTACACAGGCTGCATTAGAACCTGCAATAGCAAGTGCTAGAACCACCACGTGGAACGGGCTAATTTTTCATGAAGTTACTGTTACATTTTCATCTGCAGATGCAAAGAGATTCTTTTTTAATACCGGCGGAGAAATTAGAATAAGTGCTAATAACACTAGTGCGACAACTCCTAAAGGACTAGATTGGAATCAGCTGTGTTCACAAGCAGGAACAATTAAATTTAGCGCAGAAACAACTGTGTCAACTTCCGGCGGCGGCTCGTCGATCGGTAATTATGATTTAACAAGTGCTTACCAAAACATATATCAAAAAATCGGAAGCGGTACTTATAGTGCAGTATATGCTGGTAACATTTACACTGTTAAAGCACGTTCTGACATTGATACACGAATTATTTTTAGAATTGAATTTAACGATGTGGTGTTTGACAATAACATTGACAATAATGTCGACGGAAGACTTGAAAGTACGTTACAGCATTATCGAGCAAACGGCGAAGTAACAGTAGTAGCACCAACATATTTTAATCAGCAAACACTGGCATAATCAAACCTTTTAGCTTTCAAAATATTTTTAAATAAATATACTTAACAGTAAAGAGATGATTAATGCCAACAACGATACTAGCAAGCAGATACAATACACTTCGTAACCAAGTAAACTTGGTGCTCGGTGTTTCTACTGCGGCAACTCCTGATCATGGATACGGGCAATCTTTTAGTACAAACAGTGTAGTTGGTACGCGATCACTTACAGATCCTGTTACTGCTAATAAAGTATCTGCACAAGATTATGAAGACTTATATATTGATTTAATTAGAACACGCTCGCACCAGGTAGGTTCAGCAGTTTCAATTAATGAATTTGTAATAGGCGATTACGAAACTAATATTGCAACTGCTGATAAAATTGAAGAAGCATACGTATTAGGGTTAGAATCTTTAGCTACTAACATAGTTACTGATAAGTTGACAGTTTTTCCTACTAATTTAGATATATCTAGTTTTCCGACAGTAAGTAGCACACGACTGGCAACTGCCGGCACGTGGTCTACAATAATTACCCATATTTTTACTGTAACATTTAATACTGTACTTGAAAGACGGCACTTCTTTAATGCCGGCGGCCAAATAAGATTTAGCGCTTCGGTTGGATATACAGGAAGTCAGGCTAAAACAGTTGACTGGCAGTCGATCTTAAACGCTATGGGGTCAACTAGTTTTAAAGCAACACAAACTATTAATAACGCTGCTGTTGGCACAGGATCTAGTATAGGAAATTACAACCTTACTTCAAGTTATCAATTAGTTTATTCAAGAACCGGCGGTTCTGTATATGCTCGTAATAGGTATAATGTATATGCTGCTGAATCGGCAACAGGTAATACAACATCAGCTATTACATTTAAAGTAGAGTTTGAAGATGGTCGTCCAAATGACCTAACGTACGGCATTGACGAAGACGTTTTTGGAACATTTAATAGCATTATAGAAACAGCAACACCAAATAGTCAAATTACAATTAATGGAACTATACACGATGCAGTAATTATTAGTACTGTGCCTACTGGTTCTCTTGTTAGATCACTTTCCTAACCAATCTCCACTTGACAAATCATTAAATCCAATATATACTAGTAGTAATAAACTAGGAGTATAACTATGGACGAACGTTTAGAAAAAGCACTAGACTTTTCTAATTACATGCTAACACTCAATAATCAAAAAAGATTGTTAGCAGAAAAATACCAAGAAGAATTAATACACTT